CGATTGACGCACGAGCAGATGCTATCCTGGCGCTGAAACTCGCACCGGCGAAGGCTCATGCGCATCATGCGCCACGCTCACAGGCAGCGCCGGCTGACACGGCGCAACTCACGGACTTTGACCGCCTTGCCGCTGCGCAGTGGTCTACCTGGCAATGCAACCAGGCGGCGGAAGATCAACTGAAACAGGATGCACGCCGACAACGGCGGAAAGGTAGCAGGGTGACGGTATGAACCGCTACAAGCCGACACAGGCGGAAATTGACGGACTCAAGGCGAAAGGGTGGCGCGTGGACAGTGACGGATGGTGGTGGGCGCTCTTCGGCTCACCCCTCTACAGCTACACCGGACGCACCTACAGGGAAGCGGTCAAGGCGCAAAACAAACATGACGCAAAGAAAGGAAAACAGGTGACGGCATGAAGTACGTAGCATTTGACCTTGAGATTGCCGCAGAGATTCCAGAAGGCGCAACCGACTGGAAGGCGTATCGACCGCTGGGCATTACCTGCGCTGCAACGCTGCCAAGTGACGGTGAACCTTCGCTATGGTTTGGAAACGGTAACGGGCTTGACCTTGCGCCACGCATGACACAAGAGGATGTCTGCAACCTAGTTGACTACCTCTGCGGCGCTGTGGCGGATGGCTACCGCATCCTGACGTGGAATGGGCTATCCTTCGACTTTGACGTGCTCGCTGAGGAATCTGGCCTACACGCAGAATGCGCAGAGTTGGCGCTGAATCACATCGATATGATGTACCACGTATTTTGCATCCGCGGCCATTACCTCGGACTGGACAAGGTAGCAAAGGGGCTTGGCTTGCCGGGCAAGTTGGAAGGCGTGTCAGGCGCCAAAGCGCCGGCGATGTGGGCGAATGGTGAGCAGGATAAGGTACTGGAATATGTCGCGCAGGATGTTGTGACGACTCTCCAGGTCGCAGAGGGCGTGGACAAACTTGGCGCTGTTGTGTGGACTTCCAACACCGGGCGCGGAAACATCATCGACATTGACCGGTGGTTGACCGTCACAGAGGCGCAGGCGCTGCCGTTGCCGGATACCAGTTGGATGCGCGAACCGGTAAGCCGTGAGAAGTTCACGGCATGGATTGACGGCATTTCGCAGAGGGGTTGAAGATGGCAGAAAATCGTGGTATGCTTGCAGATGGCAATCAGCCGAATGATTTGGCGAATGCGGTTTTGCGCCGCCTTGCAGCCAGGCTCGCTGATATTCTGGCGAATCGTCGCACAGTTGGGCAGCAGATTGTCATTCATATCCCGCCAAACGGCGCAGCCGTGCGCATCGAATGGCCGTCTGAAATCGACGAAATCCGGCACGGCTCAAAATCTGCGTTACCGTCATCAGGGCGCACTCTCTGAGAGTGATCGCCCTTTTCTTTTTGTTCGGGGTAAAGCATGTTGATATGCGATTGCACTCCTCTGCGTAGGCGGTCTGTTCGGTGCGCTTGCACTGGGCATCATCATCATGCTCTATGGCGTGCGCGGCTGGCGCTGGCTAGCTGCGGACATTCGTGAATGGCTAGAAAAGCGATGATGCACAATGCCGGGTGACTCTATATCAGGTACAGCAACGGACGCCGACGCGGTGACGGTGGGGAAGCACAACGTGCAACAAACGGTCAGCATGGAAGCACAACGCCGCGACGACACCGACCGCTATTTGGCCGATAGCAATATCAAATTGGAATTCCAGTTAGGTCGCCTGGTTGACCGGCTCGAAAGGATGATGGAACGAATCAACGACTTTGAGCGGCGCCTGATTGCCATCGAAGCGTCGGTGCGCAGAACGGAAACGGCGTCATCTTCGCCGTTCCCAAATGTTGATCGTGTCCTTGTCGCGCTGCTTTCTCTCACGATGCTGGCGATGTTCGGTTTCTCAATTTGGAGTGCACGGTGACAAGCCTTGAAGTATTCCGCATGGCGTGTTACGTCATAGCGTCGATTGCGGCGGCTCGGCTGGTCCTGGCGATGTTTCGGGAGCGAAGGTTGCCAGAATCGCTATTGTGCGGCTCGCTGCTGTTGCTTTTTTCGTGGTACGTGGTGGAAATCTCCATTGCGTCAACTGGTATCAACACGAGGGAATATCGGGTTATCGGCACACCGATGATAGCGTCGATCGCCGTGGCGCTTGTCTGGTGGGCGGTCAAAATCAGCAAAGTGAAGGGGATTTGACGATGGCTATTGCGGGCGGCATGACTCAGGCTTGGAAATGCAAGGTGCAAGAGTATCAATTGACTGCGACGCAGACGACCTACCCGAAGGCGGATTGCACGAAGGTTGAACCTGCTTTGGCGCAACTCCAGGCCGGTGAGACGGTCATCATTGCCGGTTCCGACATTGCGCAATTGCGCCAACGCCTGGCCGGGCTGGGGGTTGGGTGAGCACGGCTCGCATTTTGCTGCAACGTGAAACAGCAGGGCGGCATGGGTAGAAATACGAAGCTAACGCCAGAAACGCAAAAGAGAATCACAGACGCTATTCGAGTAGGCGCAACTTATGAACTCGCTGCGCAGTATGGCGGCATTGCCTACAATACATTCAATGAATGGATGAAAGCGGGCGCGGCTGCACCGTCTGGCAAACATCGTGAGTTTTATGAGGCTGTAAAAATTGCAGAGGGTGAAACAGCCGTTCGTTGGCTTGCGGTAATCGACAAAGCTGCGGTGGAACAATGGCAGGCTGCCGCATGGAAACTAGAGCGCCGTTATCCGCGCGACTATGGGCGGCAAGTGCATGAGGTAACAGGCAAGGACGGCGGAGATTTGCCCGTTATCGTGCTGGCGCCTGGGTTGCTGGATAAGTTGCGCACATGAGTTACATCGGCCAGTCTGTTGATGCTCTCAACTTTCGGGGAGCGGCTCTCGACTTCTGGGAGTACAAAGGTCAAGAGGCTATTCTGTCAGGTCCTTATGAGACCGGCAAAACGGTTGCAGCACTCTTCAAGCTGCACGGCTTACTGAGTCTTTATCCCAAGTCGCAGGCGCTTATGGTGCGCAAGACTTACAAGAGCATCAAAGCATCTGCCGTTGCAACCTACGAAAAGAAAGTGCTAGTAGTCCCGCCTGACCATCCTGGCAGCGCCGTTGCAAAATATGGCGGCGAATCGCCCGAACATTACGACTATCCGAACGGCTCCAGGCTCTACGTTGGCGGCATGGATAACGCCGATAAATTCCTATCGGCTGAATTCGATTTTATCTATGTCAATCAAACGGAAGAATTGACGCTTGACGACTGGGAGAAGCTAATGGGGCGCGCAACGGGGCGCGCTGGCAACGCACCTTTCACGCAGATAATGGGCGATTGCAATCCGGGGCCGCCATCGCACTGGATTAAGCAGCGTGCATCATTGCGCCTGTTTGAGAGTCGCCATGAAGATAATCCGTCTCTGTATGACGGCTCCGACTGGACGGCGCAAGGGCGCAAGTCACTATCCATCCTGGACAGTCTGACAGGTGTGCGCTACAAGCGCGGCCGGCTGGGGCTGTGGGTTGCGGCAGAGGGGCAAGTGTATGAATATGACCCTGCCATCCATATCGTGCCTAGAATGCGCCCAGAATGGGCGCATCGGCCAAAGTACAGGGCCATTGACTTCGGATACAACAACCCTTTTGTCTGCCAGTGGTGGGTGAGAGACTTTGACGATACTCTCATTCTCTATCGGCAGATTTACATGACAGGTCGCACGGTCAAGCGTCATGCTACGCTGATTAACACGTTGTCGGAAGGCGACTCGAATATCGTTGCAACCATTTGCGACCATGACGCAGAGGATAGGGCAACGTTGCATGAGAATGGCATAGAGACGGTTCCGGCAGACAAGAGAATCACCGTTGGCATAGAAAAGGTGCAAGAGCGGCTCGCCAAAGGCGGCAACGGGCGCACTGGTCTGCTATTCGTGGCCGATTCTCTTGTCGAGGTAGATCCAGAGTTGCGCGACAAAAGACAGCCGCTATGCACTGAGGATGAATTTGGGATGTATGTTTACCCTGTCGGTGTGGACGGGAAAATACACAAAGAGATACCGGTTGATGCGTATAACCACGGTTGCTTGGTTGGCAGCACAGAAATCGCTACGCCATCCGGCGTTCGGAAACTT